TTTCTAATAAATATGGTAATGGACCTCGCAGCTTACAATCCAGAAGGAGGTACAGCCTTGATAGGAAAGCCAGGAGAAGAGTTTCATTATACCTTCACAGACAGATGGGGTAACACTAATAGGAAATTGGTGTTGGCTAAGGAAGGCGATGACACTGGGAACTCAATCTGTCCTCCCTTGACTAAGGAGGAAGAAGACGACGTACGTCAGTTTTGGGAACGAGCAGGCTTTAATATGAAGATGTTTGTTCGTACGCAAGTCTTTGAGTTTGCAGGGTGGAAAGCTCCCATAATCAATGGATGTTTACAGCCTGATCTGGCAGTTCCAGATTTCTTGAGAAATATCGATGCCGCAGCAATCACCACCTCAAAAGAAGCTGGTGAGGATGCTAAGAGTGTTGCGGCTTCGAAATTCCGTTCCTACAGCCTCGCTTTGCACAAATTGCCCACTGTATCTCAAATGTTTATGAGGTGGGCGGATGAGTTATCCTCAGAAGAAACGTTACTTGATGAAGACGTGCGAAGGTTGGGAGTCGATGATCTTAGTCATCTCAAGATGGAACCGCCAGATTATGTCAGAGAAGAGAAAATCTTGCAATCACTTGGTGTTCTCAGGAACATGACCTACAGTGAATTGTGTTTGGAGCTCGAAAACCAACAAAGGGACCAGGAGAACACCTGGTTTCACAAGTTGGCATATTTCGAGTAGTTGCGAAACATTTCTTAATTAGGTGCACGCAGCCTGTTGAGCTTCGACAGGCTTGCCAATTAAAGTCGTGTGCTCTTGTCGTGAGGCAAGGGTGAGAAGGACACGTCCAGAACTGGGGTTGACGCCTCAGGTTGCATCACACTTAGTCATGACCCAGCTTGAACGAGTGTGAATTGGCGGTCGTTTTGTGCATGTTTGCATCAAGTGATTGCCAATGATTGTCAGTCGTTTCCTGATATTCTGCCTGGACAGCGGGAACCCGGGCCCGTAGTAACCCTCTTTACTGAGGGCGCGATGTTGGAAGATAGTCGTCATACTACTTGTAACACGCCAGTCCGCCTTATTCTTCGGAGGTCCAGAGTGCCCATACCTTTGGATCGCGAGCCTGGTGGGATGTCGTTCCATCCCTGAGGTGAAGGCCACGTCACCCCTGTAAGCTAGGGTTTATTGTGACGCATCCTCGGTCCCCCGGTGCTTTAACAATCTTTTTCCTTTTTTCGATTGTTAGAGGCAAAGATGAAGTGTTGTATAGCTGTAACTCAACATGGATTCGCGACCCACGGGTGAATGGTTACGGTCCTCTTCACGTATAATCAAGGCATTGGCATTGTGTCTTGAGGTCAGCGTGAAGTGTGCTAGATGCCAGTTATGGGCTTTCCTTGGTACTTTAGGAAAACTTTTGCAAACAATTCAAGTGATCTACGACTTACGCTCACTTCTTGGTCTTAACTTCTTGAGACCTCACTATCTCTGTGTACTTCAGACGCATTCAACATTCTTTTCAAGCATGTCGTTTACTCAGAAGCAACAGATCGCATTGTCTCGTGCGGCCCCGAATCAACGGGCTCGCATGGCAGCATTGTTCCGCGCACAAAGGTCATCGAAGTCGAATGGTCGCAATGGAAATGGAAAGAAAGCTGCGTCCCGTTCGATGGGCGAGATTGTTCTTGCCCCAGGCACCGGCCGAGTACCTCGTCGTCCATTTGGTGGTATTTCGGCTCGTGGCTTGAGATGTTGGGATGCTTTCGATCCGTGCCACGCTCCTTTACCGAGGAGCGTGGGTCCCTATGCGGTTGTACGCACTACACGCATTTTCAAAACAGGCAAACGCGTGATCGTGTTCGGCGTTGCTGTTGAACCCGATGGCAGTTGGACCAATACATGTGCATGGGCATCGAACAATTCTACAAACCCTATCAATGGTGTGAACAACACCGATGTGTTCACTCTACCTGTTCCGGGAGTCAAGACTGGTACTTCATCGACTTTCACTGTCGTCCCAGCTGCCATGTCTGTCCAAGTCATGAATCCAAATCCGTTGCAGACGACATCAGGATTGGTGTACGCCGGAGTATGTCCTACACAACTTTCTTTGGTTGGAAACAGTCGCACATGGGAAGAGTTTGAAAGTGAGTTCACTTCATACATGAAACCGCGTCTCATGTCAGCGCCGAAGTTGGCATTGCGCGGAGTTCAAATGAACTCCTATCCTATGAACATGGCGGCTCTTGCTAATTTTGAGGGGTGTGTGGACATAAGCGATGGTCCTGTGACTTGGGCTCGAACCGGTAACAAGTCAGATGAACAGTATTTGACAGGGCTTGCTCCAATGGTTGTTGTAAACACTGATGGTGCAGAGTTGACGTATGCAGTCACGGTGGAGTATCGAGTGCGCTTTGACATTTCGAATCCCGCGGTTGCTACGCACGTCCATCATGGAGTTACCCCAGACAGTGTTTGGGACAACATGCTCAAGGCAGCGACAGCCATGGGAAATGGAGTCAGAGACATCGCAGATGTTGTTGCTAC